CATCGCCCACACGCTGTTGCACAGCGTCGGCGTGCTCGTTTGCCACCGCACCCAGGAATGGATGCGGTGGCGTCTGCGCACTGCCAAGCTCCAGGACGACAGCCTGGTTGGCGTTGGAGCCGATGCCCGCCTCCAACCCCTTGACCTCGTGACCGATGGAGTCGCGTAGTGAATTCACGTACGCCGCATCCGTGATGCCGGCGGCCGCCGCGCTTTCCCCCGCCTTGGCGCGGGCCGCCTGCTCCACCGCTGCTGCGGCTGAAGCCAGCCCCTGCGACAGGGCCTCCGGCATCCGCGCCTCCAACTCGGTCAGGCGACGCGCCATCTCTGCTAACGAAAGGTTCATTCGCGCTCCTTGAAAGACATCGTCTTCAGGTCGAACTGCGCGCCATGGAATTCGCTGCATTTGATGGCCATCGCCTGCCGCATGGTGTCGTCCAGCGAAAACGCCACGTCGAACGGAACACCGTTATGCACGAGCCACATCGCCTCGTGAAACGGGCCGTTCGTCAGGAGTTTTTTAGCTCGGACTCCGATGTGGCAACGTTGATGAAGCTGGCCGCCACACCGCGCTGCGCGGCCTCGTTGCCCTCTTCGCCCAGGCGCTGATACAGCGCACGCAACTGGGCTTCCGAGGCTGGCGTCGGCACCGGTTCACCATCGATGGCGCAGACAAACTTCAGATGCGCGACCTCGGCCAGGTACAGCATGTTCAGCTCGCTGCCGCCCGCGGCCTTGGCAAAGTCGAGGTTCGCCAGCGGGCTCGGTTTGCGCAGCGTGATCTTGCGGCCCAGTGCATCGTCAACCACCAGCTCTTTCGCGGCGGCCTTGATGATCTGTTCGGAGGGAGTGATGGTCACGTTGGTCATCAGGACACCTTGATGCGGCGCGAAGCCACGAAGTTGACGGACTGCTTGATGGTGGCGTCGCCGGCGCGGTTGCCGGCGTCGGCCAGGGTCATCAACACGCCGTCATAGCGGAACTGCGACACCGAGCCGTTGGCCTCCTGGATCGTTTCGTAGATCTGCGCGGGGGCTTCGTTCAGGCCCGCGTAGTAGCCCGCTTCGAGCTGCGCAAAATAGTTGTCGAGCGTCGCGTCCTGGCGCTCCACGTCGAACGAACCCGACCAGCCGTCGAAGAAGCGCACATGGTCGGTGATGCCGTCCAGACGTTTGACGCGCACGTCGGTTACGTCCTGCTTGCTCTTGAATGCGGTGATCTTGTTCGGTTGCAGCGTGCCGCTTGCAGTCTGGATCACCAGCGTGTAGTCGCGACCGACGGAGTAGCCTTGAATCGGCATAACGTTCTCCAAAAGAAACGCCCCACGTCGTGCGGGGCGGGAAGATTGATTGATATGCGAGGAGGGGACGCGCTTGACGCGCGTATTACTGATTTGCCGTCGACGTGCGGATCACCGTGGCCTGCGAGCCTTCCACGTTCACCAGGAACTTCTCGATGACCGACAGGTAGACCACCTTCACGTCAGCCTGCATGTAGCCCAGCGCAACGCGGTTCATCGGATTGTTGTTGGCATCGATCTGCACCGAGAACGCCGGGCCGCCATTGACCGCGCCGATCATCCCCTGCTGCTCCATCGAGCTGAGGAAGTTCGACAGCGTGGCCGCGGCCTGCGCGCGCACCGTGGCGGACTGCAGCTGGCCGACGTACTTGCCCATGCCCGCGTTGATCGTGCTGGCGATGTAGTTGGTCATGCGCGTGTAGTTGTCGCCCTGCGTGAGCGCGTTCGAGCTGGTGTTGTGCCCCGCACGGCAACCGAAGTACGCACCGCCCGGCACCGGATTCGTCACGACATCGATGCCGGCCTGGATCAGTGCCTGCAATTCGGCCGAGCTGTAGTTCTGGTTGGCGAACGTCTTCTGCGTGCCCACCACGCCGTAGATCTGCTTGTTGAGGCTGCTGTTCTGCGGCGACAGGTTGGCAAGCAAGCCCGCAACAAAGCCTTGCGGCGACACCAGGCGCGTCACACCGTTGACGGTATCGAGCCAATACACCCAGTCGCCAAACAACAGCTTGAAGGCGTACGAATCGATGCCGGCGGTGCTCTTGGCCGTGACAGCGTTGGCGATGGTGTCGCCGCTCGGGCCCGTGCCGATCATGTAGATGCCTTCAGACAGGCCGAACGCCACCTGGGTGGGCCAGGTCGTTGCGTCGGTGCAGTCGGCGAGCATGGCAATCGACACGCCCTGGTTGCGCAGCGCGTACATGCCCTTGCGCGGCACGGTGTCCTGACCGAGCAGCACGGCGCCGGTGATGGTGGCCGCGCCATCCGTACCGCCCGCCAGTTGCAGCGTGGCGGCCGTCGGTGCGGTGGTGCTGGCGCCTGCGGTGGCAGTGATGATTTGCGACGCGCCGCGCATCACGCTCACGCCGTTGTTGATGGCGTTGGCAATTGCGATCCACAACGCATTGCCGGTCTGACCTGCACCGATGTTGTCGAACACTTCGGGCGCCAGCGTCGGAGCGGCCACGGTCACCTTCCACGTGTTGGCGGCCGAACCTGCCGCCAGCGCCACCGTGACGGTGTTGCCGAGCGAACCCGTGTACTTGGCAGTGAAGGTCACGCCGTTCGTCTGCGCGACCACCGTGGCGGCGGTGTCGGTGCCGTCGGTCACGCGCACGCAGCGGAAGTTGTTGGCGCCCTGCTGAACCGCCACGGCCACGGCCGTGCCCATATCGTAGGTGCGGTTCTGGATTGCGCCGAACGTCTGCGCGTACATGGCCATGTTGCCGATCAGCGTCGGCGAGTTGACGGGGCCCCAGGTGGCCGTGCCCACCACGCCGAGCACGTTGGTGGGAACGCCGTTGAGCAGGGTGACCTGCGGCGGAACAATCTGGACGTACAGGTCCGGAACGATGAGTGCAGTGGTATTGATGCTGCCCTGCTGGACGATCGGCATGCGTGCCTCCGAGTGAGAAAAGCAAAAGGCCGCGCAAAGGCGGCCGGACATAAAAAAAGCCGCCCTAGTCGAAACGGGCGGCACGGTTGGTTGACTTCGACTGCTATACGGCCACGGCTGCGCTACTGCACGAGTGTTCGAACAGGAAACTGCCCGTCCATCGCCGCGCCGGCGTTCACGTTCTCTACACCCGTCGCAATCTGATACGCCGTATCGGTCACGATGGTCGCGTACTCGACGGCATAGCGCAGGTCACGCCGGTAAATGCCATTGGCCGGATCGTCGTGTTGATGACCGCGCTTATAGCGAAGCGCGGCGCTCTGGTCCGGCAACGTCAATCGCACGATGCCCGAGAGCACTGCATCGACCTTGCCCGCGATGAGGTCGCGAGGCGCCGCGCCATTCGCCCACGTCGAGATCAGGAACGTGCGTTCTTGCCGGCGCGTCTCGCGCTGTACCGTGCCGATGCCACCCACGCGCGGCGAGATGTATGTCGCGTTCGGAATGGTGATCGACGAGCCAGCAGCCGTTGCCGGGCGGTCAACAGCCACCAGCGCAGCCAGCGCTGTCGCAATGCTGGCCGGTGTGTCGCTCGCCTGCACGGCGTAGGCATATGCGCGGCCGTCCACCAACAGCACAACGTTCTGCGGCGTGCTGACGGTGCCGTTCACCATGACCGTCTGTGCGGTCACGCTCAAGGCCAGCGTGTTCGCCGGCGGTGTGGCGACGGTCCAATCCGAGAACGCAGTGTTGGCGTGACGTTGATGACTCGTGATCGGAAAGATCGACACATGCGCCTTGTTGGCTTGCAGGTCGGTCTTCAGTTGCGTCATGTTGGGCCAGCCGCTGTAGACCACCACCGGATTGGCCGCGATCGACGGCTGGCTGGCGCCGTTCGGATAAACCACGCCGGTGACCAGCGTGACGAGTGCATTGGAAACGTCGGAGAGATCTGCCATAAGACAAGCGCCTTCATCGATGCGCGCTGCAATGCGTGATCGATCGAGTGAGTTGTATCCAGGATTGAGACAGCCGCGAACGGTTCGTCACCGTGTAGCGACATCGAGGCATGTATTGCGTGGGAATACGTCAGAGAGCGAAGCCGAGAAACAAAAAAGCCCGCTGCGTGGCGGGCTTTGTTTCGCGATGTCTGCGCTTCGTCTGGGTAAATCAATGCACCCCAGTGGGGTGCATGTCTCGGTCTGAACCGGTTACGCCGCGAGGGCAATCGAACATCTGGGAAACAGAATACGAAGGGGATATAAACCGTGCAAGTGGGCCGAGGAGAAAATTCCGAAAAAACTTTCAGGCGGCCAGCGGAGCGGCCGTCACAGTCACGGCAGCGGCCGCTGCACGCACGGCCTTCGTCATCTGCGCGCGCGCGACCTCCGAATCGATGACATGCGACATGATCGACTGCGCCTTCGCAAGCCGCACCTTCCAGTGCTTGAGCGTATGCGGCGACGCGCCGTACTTGCGCACGAGAATGCGGCACACCATCTCTGCCGGCATGCGGTGCACGTAGTGATACTGCAGCAGCCGCTTGGCTACGGGGTCGGCAATCTTCTGCCACGCTTGCTCGACCAGCCAGCCGTCATTCACGTCGATGCTGACGATGGCTTGCGGCGCGCCGCATTCTGCATCGCGCATGGCGACGGCCAACCGTGCCCACGATGCGCAGTACTGCGGTTGCCAGCTCGGGTCGCGCACGACGCGACTCCAGTTCTCCAGACGGTCTTCGATGCCCATGTCCCTTGTCCTCGTATGTTCGTGGCTTGTTGCCGATTTCGGGTTGCGTCACCCTCTCTCGCGCTGTCGCCGCACTTACGGAGGACAGCTCGAGAACGCGATGACGCATGCGTCTATTGGAAAACGGGCACCTGCTCAGGCACGGCGCGCACCGCGCGCACCGACTGCACCCAGCGGCCTGTGACGCCGCATTTGCGTTCCTCATCCAGCTCCAACCGCTTGGCGGCAATCAATTCGCTGCGGCGCGCAGAGACGCTGGATTTCTCAATGCGCAACGCCTGTGCGATTTCGGCAATCGTGGCGGTGCCGCTGCGGGCGACGTAGTCGGCGATACGGTCACACTGCAGCTTGGCCGTGGACGTGGCGCGGTTACGTCGAAAAGCATCCATCGAAGTTTGGGGGACGGTCATGGGAAGAGGCTCCAGTCGGCGCGGCGTGGCGCGCGGATTGAACAAGATTCGGTTCGACCGAGGCCGCCTGTAGTGGGCAGAGGCGGGAAGCAGGTCGTGCAGAGAAGTTTAGATTGTTCTAAACTGTTGCGTCAAGACACTTCTAATACACAAATTAGAAATTTCTTGCTCTAATGCGACCCATGGACATCTACGACAACCGCCGCCAGTGGCTGACCTACTGGATCCAGACCCTCGTCAACGGAGACCGCTCGGCGTTCGAGCGTCTGTACGGGTATTCGCGCTCGCAGGTCGCGCAGTTCCTCTCGCGCAGCTACCAGGACGGCCGCAGCATCGGCGACATTGCCGCCCGCCGTCTTGAGAAGAAGCTGGGGTTTGCCGACCGGGTGATGGACACACCGTTCTCCGACGCGGCCGCGCAGGCTGCCGGCGGCAGCGCGGGCGATCTGGTCCGCACAAGCGCAGGCGCGTCGGCGCACAGCAAGGGCTTTCCCGCGCGCCCCATCACCACGTACAACAGCCTGGACGAACTGCCGAGCGAGACGACCATCCTCATCACGCATGTCGACGTGGCGCTTTCCGCGGGCAACGGCCGGGAAACCTGGCATGTTGAAGAGAAAGAACCGCTGCCGTTCCAGGCCGATTACGTCCGCAGGCTGGACGCCAGCCCCAAGCACCTCGTGGCGGTGAAAGTGCAGGGCGACAGTATGGAGCCGCGCCTGTTCGATGACGACACGGTGGTCGTCGACAAGGCGGACCGGCGCATCCCCACGGGCGGCGGCGTGTTTGCCCTCGTGTATTGCGGCGAGATGCTGGTGAAGCGGTTGTTCCGCCTGCCCGACGGCTCGATCCGGGTGGTGAGCGACAACAAGGAGAAGCACGATCCGTTCATCGTGACACCAGACCAGCTGGAACACATCGACATCGTTGGCCGCGTCAAATACCGGTCGGGCATGGGCGATTTTTGAGCGCCTGCACGCGGTCGCGTCTCAACATGCAAACCCGCTTCGGCGGGTTTTTTCGTATCCGAAGGCGTATTTCTAAACACTCGCGGTAGACATTTCTTGACAAAATGTTAGAAATATCTAAAATGGCAGGACGAAAACGATCTGATCGCCCTGCGCTGAGCCAACCTAACGCAATCCGAATGACTGAAACCCAAACACTCGACCGTATTCTTGAAGCGACCCGCA